AATTTTTTTTTATTTTAAAGTAGGACCAACAAACCAAGTAACTAAAGAGTGACGAACTCCTTTGCTTATCGGCAAAACTCTATGAAATTCAAAAGAGGGAAAAAATATAATATCTCCTTTGTTCATCTTTATGGGTTCTTCGTTATAAAATTGAAATTCTCCTCCTTCAAAATCATCATTAAGAAGTGCCGTCATAGATAGTTTTCTTGTTTTATTGTGTACAACTTTATTTTCAGGGTAGTTATAAGTATTAAAACCGCTGCCGTCTTTATGAAAGTTGTAAAATCCTTTTTCTGCATATTTTGTAATCTGCATATTTTCAGCCCCCGAGATATTCATTTGCCATTTATTTGCTAATTTAACATAATCAAAAACCATGTTATAAAGCCATTGCTCATTAGTCCACACAATTGAAGAATCTCTAATTTTATCTATTTCCTCTACATCCTGTATTAAAGCTTTTTCAAATTTACCGTTAGATAAATTTAAAATTCGTTGACACAAATCATCGTTAAAAGCATTAGGAATTAACCAATACAAATAATCTTTTTGATTCATTTAATTTAATTTAATTTTTTATTAATACTAATTATTGTATAGTCAATGGCTAACAAAACCAAAAATCCTACAAACTTTATGGCTTAGTAGGTTTTGTAACAGGAAAGTCACTTGTACTAGGCCAATCTCTTAACTCTTGTCTGTATGCAAGTAAATTAGAATGGTTAGGATAATCAGTTGTTGAAACAATAAAATCTGTTGCCGTTAACTCTTCATCTCTCCACTCCCTGGCTTCAGCTTCAAGCTCTTCGGTTGTTTTCACAGGGTGGCTCCATCCGTCCTCTTCATTCCATAAATCCCCTACTCCAAAACCATCCTCTGCTTCTGCCCAATTTCCATCAAATCCGTTAATGTCTATTTGTGCTGTTTTTGCAATTCCTTTTATAATTTTATAATACATTTTCTTTTTTTTTAATAAAATAACAATATCGCTCCATCTCCTGCTTGGAAATTAAAATTTGCAGGAGGATAACTACCTGTATTACTTGATTGTCTTGTACCTCCACCCCATCCGTGTGCCTCTGCACCATCATTGTATCCTCGACCTCCACCACCAGTTCCATATCCATTAACTCCAGAGCCGGGTGTTCCATTTCCATCACCTGTTGAAGTTCTAAATCCTGCCTGTCTTGAGCCATCTGCTGTTGATAGAGTTAAACCGCCTGTGATTGTGCTTTCAGTCATTGGAGTTGATGAAAAACTGTTGTTTACACAAACTTGATTTTCTCCAACTCCAGGAGTCAATACTAAATCTGTTGATGCATTAGTAATAGTTCCAATTCCTTGAATTATTCTACCCCCATAGCCTGTGTAAGAATGATTGTTAGTTGGTCCAACTGTACCCCCACCACATATAAAATATCCAATACTTGCACCATCTGCTAAACCTAAATCAGTTGCTGGATTCACAGTATAACTTGCCGCATTATTATAAGTAAAACTTGCTAAAGCACGCGCTGTACTATAACTATTACTTTTTGTAAATCCACCGCCGCCGCCTGCTGCTGCTGGAAAAAAATCTGAAAAATTACTCATAATTTATTTTTATTAATTTATTTTATTGTGGGCCTATAATTACCCAACCATTTGTTGCATCTGTATATACTAATTCAAAACTTGCTACTGCATTATCCAATGTTAAATCTGTAGCCGTAGCCATAATATTATTACCATTTCTTGCAACTACACAAGTAGCAACACCAGATAAATTACTTATTTTAATTGAATCGCCTGCATCGGGTGATCCAGGTAATGTTAATGTTAAATTTGCTTTTAATACATATAAAGTATTTTTAGATGCATTTGTTGATGTAGATATTACACTTGTATTATAATTTACAGGTGCTGTATTTACTAAAGAGGTTGAAGATATAATAACAACTTCAATTGTATCTCCAGTAACAGGCGCTTCTGTAAATGTTAATGTTGTCCCTGAAACTGCATAAGTAGATTTTTCTTGATACACACCACTTACATAAACACTAGTAAAATCCTCGTTTGGTGGAGCTGTACTTAAATTGTAAGTTAAAGAACCTGTGCTTACAAAGTCATCAGTAGTTAATGTATTTGCCCCTGGTAATAAATTAGAAACAATAATAGACATTACTTCTATAGACACGTTTAATGGTGGTGCTGTTGTAAAATCTAGGCTAGTACCTGTTACACTATATGTTTCTTTTTCTTGATAAACGCCATTAATATATACATCTGTAAATAAATTAGATGCGGGCGCATTTGTTAATGTAAACTGTGTCTGCGAACCTGTACCTGTAAAATCATCCTTAACAATAGTACCACCACCGCTTGTAGATGCCGCTACTGTTACATTATTACTGCCGTTATCTGTTAACGTAATATTAGAACCAGCTACTAAAGTTACTGTATCAGTTGTGCCTGTTGAGGGTATTAAGTTTAAATTAACATTATTGCCTGACTGAGCGCTTGAATAATCATACGTTGTGCCAGCTACTGTCACCCATTGGTTGTCACCTCTTAAGAAAGTAGTATTATCAGCTGTACCGGTAGCGGATAAATCAGCTGTTAATGTTGTGGCACCTGTTTGTGTAGTGTTAGGAGATAAGTTAATAAACGTTCCATCGGTTGCCGTAAGTGAAGTAACACCTCCTGGAGATCCATCAGCAGCAGCAGTAATTCTACCTTGCTGATCAACTGTTATATTAGCGTTTGTATATGCGCCTGGGGTTACAGCAGTGTCAGTTAAATTAATAGTTCCAGTTGTAGTTATAGTGCCACCATTTAAACCTGTACCGGCAATTATGCTGGTGACAGCAGTATTCCATGTATTATCACCTCTTAAAAATGTTGTTGCACTTGGCGTTCCTGTTGCGCTTAAATCACCTGTTAATGTTACTGCCCCTGTTTGAGTTGTTGTAGGAGTAAAATTAATAAACGTACCGCTTGTAGCTGTAAATGAATCCGCACCAGTATTATCTATCCAATCAATTGCAGACCCTGTTGATGATAATATTTGACCAGCTGTTCCAATACTGTTATTAGTATCTGTTATGCTTGTTGGTTTAATACTACCAGCTGTTGTTATTAAACCGGTAGTCTCAGTCATTATAGAATCATCTACGGAATTGGTTGCAGAAAATACAGGAATTTTACCTATAGTACCACCACCTGTTATTGTGCTTGTAGGGGTAGCAGAAGTGATTCTACCTTTTGAATCAACTGTAATACTAGGCGCAAAATAAGTTCCTGCAGTAACACCTGAATTATTTAAATTTATAGTCATATCATTACCGCCCGATTGAGTAATTTCCATTGCGGATCCAGCAGTAAATTGAACAGTAGATAATAATAAACCTTGACCTTCTAATCTCATATCTACATTAGATCCATCTGTTACAAGCCCTAACGTTGGATTTAATGCTAATGTTGACTGCAGCGATCCAGTACCATCTATAAATTGTGCATTTGTGCCTGCTCCTGATAATGTTAATGTTCCTGAATTAGTTACAGGGCTTCCTGTTACTGTAAAAGCAGATGGCGCCGCTAAAGCTACACTTGTTACTGTACCAACCACGGGATTATCAGTAGCGCTTGTTATTCTACCTTTAGCATCTATTGTTAAAAATGGAGCTGTGTAGGAAGCAGCCGTAACACCCGTATTTGGTAATGAAACTTCTCCCGTAGAAACCGATAATCCTCCAGCTGTTGGAAAACTTGCTATTCCTTTAACTGTATCAGTAGCTACATCAATATTCCCTTGTACTTCTGTCCAATCTGAAATTGAAGTAGGATTATCAATATTAGCTATAACTAAATCTCCTATGTTTAATGCAGGGTTCCAAAAGCCGCTAGCATCCCCTGCTACTGTAACAGCGTAAGTCCAACCTTTTTTAATACTATTTGGGCTAGATGTTAGATCAGGGGTATTTGTAGATGCGTTGTAACCTCCTTGAAACGCTAAACTACCTACAATATTTTGATCAACATAATTTTTTGTAGCCGCATCTTGTGCGCTTGTAGGATCTACAATGTTTTGTATTCTATTATTAATATTTGTTGTTACATAAGTAACTATGTCCCCACCTGTTGCAAGATTTGTTCCTGCTGCTGCCACCGCAGCTGTATTTGCTGCTACTGTAGGATCTGCAGTTGTACCTCCTATTGTTATTGTATTTACATCACCAGATGTTACACTGTCTACAACACCATATCCTAAACCTGCAATATATGATACGATGTCTGCACCAGTTGCTAAAGCAGTAGTACCTGAACCAGTAATAGATTGTATTGCTATGTCTAATGTTGTAGTAGGGCCAGATCCATTGGTAACACCTAATTGATTAGGTGTATTAGTATTTATTGTAACAACACCTGATGCCGGGGCATCTATCCAAGCAATTTCTTTATCTCCATTTACAGTCGTACTAGATAATAATTGACCATCGGTACCGTTGTTACCAGCTCCGTCTGTAAGAGATTTATTTATTTCTGCACCTTGTGTACTAATATTGCCAGCTACTGATATAGTAGTAGCTATTTCTGTCATTATAGAATTTCCTACTTCTGAAGTAGCTATCCATTTAGTTATTTTACCAGCAGTACCCGTACCTATTACTGTACCACCTCCACCTGGGGTTGCCCACACATTATCGCCACGTAAAAATGTTTGATTAGAGGCTGAACCTGTTGCAGATAAATCAGCTGTTACTGTCACTGTTCCTGTTGCTGCTGTATTAGGCGTCAAATTTATATAAGTACCATCTGTTGTATTTATGGTAGTTACAGGTGTAAACCATTGATTGTCGCCTCTTAAATAATTACTATTACCCGGCGCACCTGTTGCGGACAATGCTGCTGTTAAGGTAACATTTCCCGTAGCAGAACTTAAACTTAAATCAACAAATGTTGTATCCGTAATAGCTATTCCGGTAACTCCACTATTTGTTATAGTTACATTACCCGTTGTGCCGCTTAATGAAATCCCAGTACCAGCAATATTAGATAGCACTCCGGTATTTGTTATTGTAATAGTATTGCCTGAATTTAAAGCAGAAATTCCTGATCCACTATTAAAATTAACAGTACCCGCTATAAATCCAGTATTATCTGTTAATACTATAGATGAGTTAGCGCCTAAAGCTTTACTAGTTAAAGTGTAACTATTTCCAGTAATAGAAGCGGCTAAATCACTAACTCTAAAAGATCTTGTTGGATTACCCCTAACTGGAGCCGGATCATTAGGGTCATATGTAACAGTACCTATAATAAGATCCGAATCTTTTGGTATCGCTTGGGGATAACTATATATTATTGCCATTATTTATTTTTTTTTAATTTTTATTAGCAAATTCCATTACATGGACTATTTGGATCAAAAGGAGTATATACGGTTCCACTACCTATATTTGTTAATGTAGCCCATTCTGCTGCATCGTATACGTTTCCTAAACTTCGGTAACAAACTTGACCTCCGCTCCAAAAAATATTCCCAGAAGATATATTTATTTGAGATGTAGACCAGGTTGCTGTATTGTTATCACAACGTACTAATCTAGTACCTAATGGAGGGTCTTGTGCTATTGTTCCTGTTACTGTTACAGGTATGGTAGTATTTACTGATACACTCCCTGTGATTGGTAAAGCTTTTGACCAAGTTGGGCCAGATGTCCAAGAATATCCGGATGCTAGTGATATGGTTGGTGTAAAGTTATAAGGCACCGGAGAAGGCCCTGTTTCTGGAGCAGGAGTGGTTATAGTAAACAATTGAGGTCCCGTAATATTAGGAGTAACATCCAATGTTGCTGTAACATCTTGCACTTGAGCGGCTACAATACCTGTAATTGTTGTTGTTACTTGTGATGGACCTCCATAAACTGTACCTGCAGCATTATTTACATTTGGATTTTCTGTCCATACATACCCAGGGTTTAATTCAACTGTTGTAGTAAATGCATATTCATTAGGGCATGTGCCTGGATAAGTTGCACCAGTTTGAGCACCACTAATAGTATATCCAGTGTTAGGTCCTGTTATTTTATTGTCTAAAAATAATGTAGCGGTACATTGTCCTACGGCAGTTTGCTCAATAACACCTGTAATGGAGGTTGTATCAGTGAAACTAAATGTTGCATCTCCATTAGCATTATCAATAAAGGGGCCAGAGGTGAATTCATACCCTGCTGTTGTAGCTATTCCAGTAGCGAAACTGTAACTAAAAGGATTAGTGGTTCCGGATTTAGTGTTACCTGTTTGATTTCCACTTAAAACAAATTGAGTTTCACTGCCATCGGGGGATGTTATACCGCTAGTGTCAACGTTTAATGTAACTGTAATTGCACTTGCTGGTATGGCTTCAACTGTACCACTTAAGAATGTTGTAACAGTTTGACTACCACTTATCTCTCCAGTAGCATTACCAATAGTTGGACCAGAAACAAATTGATACCCTGCAGCTGGTGTTACTGTTGTAACAAAATCCCCACTATAATCATGAGGACATGGTCCTGCGCTTACAGCTCCCGCCACACTACCACCTATTGTATACCAAGATGAATTACCTTGAATACTGTTTGCTATTGCAAGTGTTGCAGTACAAGTTCCTACTGGTATATCAGCTATAGTACCTGTCAATGTGTTATTAACTGTTAAATCCGCTGTAATTGATCCAGAGGGATTTGTTGCGCTAAATGCAGATGAGAAGTATTTACCTGATACTGGCGAAGCAGATACGGTAAATGCATAAGGCGTTCCGGCTACCCCAACTACTGTAGCTCCGTTAGCTGGTCCTGATAAAGTATAGTCTACACCTGCAGTTCCACCCGCAATATTGTTTATTAAATTTTGTGTAATTGTAAAATCTGGGTTTGATGCAATAACTACATATAATGTATTAGGGTCTTTTGTAGCAATAGCGGCATATTCTGTAGAATCCAAACTAACTATTTGATTTACTACCCCTGTAGTTGTATATGTATCTGTGTTATTTCTAACATCTCCATCATCACCTGCATCAATATAATCTTTAACCAATTTTAACGATGCTACTGGTATTGTATTAAACTTAGTTGTTTTAACATTACCCGATGCAACATCGTGAAAAGGCACATAATCAACCTCATCTGCAGTACCTGCAACATGGTTTACTGTTATATAATTATTAGAGCCAACAATTTCAACACCTATTGTAGGATTTAAGTCAACAGTGCCCGCTTGTAGCTTTAAACCATCACCTGGGTTAACAGATTCAACAGTACCTTCTAACAAATTAACAACATCTACCATTATACCATTAGCACCGTTGTCTGTAAACTGTATATTTGATCCAGCAAGTAAACCGACTATAGTTTGTGATGCATCTGAACCAGTTAATAATATATTTGCATTATTCCCAGCTTGTACACTTCTAATTACATAGCTTACCGCTGCAGGAATATCTGGAGTAGCCCAAGTATTGTCTCCACGAAGGAAAGTTGTAACAGAAGGTGTGCCTCCAGCAGAAAGAGAAGCAGTAATTGAACCAGTTGTAGTGATTGGTCCGCCAACTAAGTCAATAAATGTAGTACCTACCGTGTTTATCTGCGTTAATGTACCTCCACCGGGCACATTTGAACCAACTAGTGCTACAATACTACCTATTGTGAATGATTTTGTAGGATTTCCTTTAGTACCTACGTCAGTTCCTATTAATAAATCCGATAATGCCGGGTTGGCTTCGGTAGGATAGCTATAAATTATTGCCATGTTATTTGTTTTATCTTTTTACTGGTTTAACTCTTCTAGGTTTACCAGCCGGTTGCCCAATTCTTTTCTTTTCTGCTATTTTCTTACTCTTTTCAGACGAAGACATCTCCGATGCTGTCTTAGGTGTTGCGGATGATATACGTTTTTTAGGTCTACAATAAGGTACACC